CTTGTGGCAGGTCCATCCGGACGTTAGCTCTCGCGTGTGCTTCATGAGCTTCCGGCTGACAACGTAGGCGTCGGTCTCAATGTAGATGATCTTTTCGTACCCGAACCGCTCGATCAGCTCCCGCATCACGTACAGGGCTCTCCAGCAACATAGATAGTCGAGCCCCAGGCCGCGAGGGTAGGCTTCTCGATGCCACAGCAAGATCTGGCCGGGGGTGCCTGGGCTCTCCAGGGGCTTCCAGTCATCTCCGCTGATTGTGTCAATCCCGAGTTTTCGCACGTTCGCCGGGTCTGATCCGTTATCAGAAAGAAACATGGTGGTAAATTCAAGCTGGTCCTGGAGCTTCATGTAGTAATCGAGATAACGTCTCGTGCGATCGACTCGATTGCTGCCCTGCCAGTCAGTCCCGTTAAGAAACGAGGAGGCAAAAATTGCAGTTTTCATGCTTCCTTTTCCTTCACGATATCGAGCTTCCAAAACTTCGAGCCGGGCTTGCGGTGGGCGTCCAGGTCCGAAGCCTTTTTAAAATTGAGCTTTGCGGCAATGCGCTCCTCCTGGTCGAGCAGTGCCCACATGACTTGCATATTGTGCTCGTAACCCGCAATTACAGCCCCGTAATCGATCGCCCCCTGACGTTCTTGCTGGCAGACTCGAACACCTGAGATCATGCACTGTGAGTGTCCATTAGCTTGAGCGGCGACCTTTAGCTCGTCAGTGACCGCCTTCAGTTCGTCGGCGATCTTGTCTTCTTTTAACTTGAGCTGCTTATACTTGTTCGCGAGCTTCGCCATGCCTCGGATCTGCTTATAGTCTCTGTCAGACAAGGGGGGAGGAGTCCGATCCTGCACGCACTTCCAAAACTCGGTCTCCGCTTTGATCAGAGTCTTGAAGTAGGCCGGATCTGGCAGGACTTCGAGTACTTCCATGTGCTCTGTTTTAATTTCGTTCTCGCGCTGTGCCGGGTCCCAATAGGAAATGTACCAGCAGCGTTCGGCTCCGGACACCAAAAGCTCGTGCATCACCTGGGGGTAATAGTGAGCCGGGACAATCCCTAACTTCACTTCGGCGTGATCTTCCTTCGATGCCATCTTGATCTCACAAATGTCTTTCCCTTCGAGTCCATCGAGCGAAACCGACATAAACGGGAAGGCTTCGCTCTGGAGCAGCGCCACTTCCATGTTGTGCTCGTAGTGCAGATTAAAGAGCGCACGGATCTTCGGCTCCACTCTATTGCCGCGTTCCATGATGAAGTTCGATTCCTCGGGTGGGGCTTTGGGTAAGATCTTCACTTCGTATAATTGAAGCGGTGTCTTGTATTTTGAAACGCCCATGACAATGGGCGCGTCGCTCCCTCCGATGAATTTATGACGCCACTGAATCCAATCTTCTCTCTCCATTTTGCAATTCTCCTTTACTCGATAGAAACACGAGAAAAAGATTTTCGCCAATTCTTTGTTGCAATCTGAAATATCGTAATGCACGATCAAGTCTGATCATCAAACCTAGTTCATCGAGGAGAATGCAATGGGCTCAAGACTAAACGCAGTGCAAACTGCAAACCCGACTATGCCGCCTGTTATACTGATGTACGGCATTGAAGGCGCTGGAAAAACCACGTTCGGGGCGTCCGCTCCGAATTCTGTTTTCATTGCCGCTGAAAGAAGAAACGACCGAATCCATGGCTCGATCGTCATGCCAGCCGAGACTTGGGACGATGTCGAAGCGAACATCAAAGAACTGACGAACGACCCACACAATTACAAGACGGCTGTGATCGATACGACCGACTGGCTTGAAAAGATCTGTCACGCGAAGATCATGGGGACGGGAACGAGCAAGGGCAAGGCCATCAACACTGTCAATGGTGGTTACGGTGCTGGCTATCGCGAAGCGGAAAGACTGCACCGCGAACTGATCGAATCGCTCAAGGTACTTCGCGAGAAGCGCGGGATGAATATCATTCTGTTGTCTCATTATGAAGTCAAAGCGGTGAAAGATCCGGATGCAATCGCCGACTATGATGCGTACCAGATCAAGGGGCACGACTTTGTAACCTCTCAGTGGCGTGAGTGGGCAGAGGCAATTATTTTCGTTCGCTTCGGGATCAGCATGGTGGTTAAGGAAAACTCAACGGTCAGACCGCAGGGGGATGACAAGCGCGTTGCCTTTACCTGTAAACGGCCAGCGTTCCAGGCAAAGAATAGCTTTGGGCTCCCCTTCGAGATGCCTTTCACTCAAGGGCAATTCTGGAATGACTTGGTTCCGTACTTCAATACTGGAGTTCAGCCGGAAAACTTGGAAGCGGTGAAGGCTGATCTCCTGGAACTTTACAGTAAGGTGAAGGATGAGGCAGAGCGCGCCAAGATCTACGCTCACATGGAGAAGATCGGCTCGGATCTGCCAGGGCTGATCAAGGTCCGCAATGCTCTCAGGACCATCACGAAGGGGGCCGCATGACTGGGCTGCAAATCGCTATCGCATTGTGGCTCGGTGTTTGGCTTCCCTTGGCGCTCGTTTTCATCGCGAAGGAATGTGCTGAAGGCGAGTGGGTTAAGCTCCGCAACGACCGTGACATGTTCCAAACTCAGGCGGACAAGCTCAAGGGTGGCATCAGGGAGGAGATCCGCTTGCGTGAATTCGGCAACAAGGAAAGGAATGACCGGCTCAACTGGCTCTCCGAGCTTTGCCGCGAAGTGCTTGCCATCAAGGACAGTGAAGAGAAAGCCAAAATCATGGATGCAGTTGTAGAAGCAACGAGATCCTCCGATTACGTCCGGCTCGAACGAATCAAGTCAGCAGTTTTAAAACGTCTCAACGAACAGAAAGCAGGTAAATAGTCATGAGTTGGAAAAATATTACGAGCGGTGAAAAGGTCGGTAAGGCAAAACGGGCTCGCTGGGTTAAGCCCAAGGACTGCTTAGGGCTCGAAGTCGAATTCGAGTTCACGCAGCACACGCCAGGCGAGCTAGGCCAGCCAGCAACGCAAACTCAAGAGCTGCGCTCGTGGGTAGCTTGGTTCCCAGTCGGAAACGCCAAGCAGCACGAGCGAGTCATGGAGACCCTTCGCGGTGTTCTCGGATTCAACGGGAACGACCAGGCCGACCCAACTACCGGAGTCTTGACCGATCCCAATGCTTTCGACTGGAGCCGCGAAGTGCAGCTAGTGGTCGAAATGGAAAACTTCCAGGGCAAGGACTATCCGAAAATCCAGTGGGTTAACGAGCTGTGCGGATCGCAGTTCAAAGCCGCAGAGCCCGCGACCGTGAAGAACGATCTGACCGCGATCGGATTTAAGGCTCTCTTCCTCGCATCTCAGAAGGCCGCTGGCGGTCCAGCCAAGCCTAAGACACAAGCTCCGGCCAGCACTCCCGCTGCCCGGGTTAACACACCCCCGGCGCAACAGTCTGCTGACCCAGACGGTATACCGTGGTAATTTAGAAAGGCATCATCATGAAACCAAAGTACAGACTCGGCTGCCTCATTGAATTCAAGCTCGGAGAAGAAACCCTCGCCAAACGCGTGACCGGCATTATCAAGCGCGCTGACGGCATCCACTACGAGGCCGCAGATTGCGAAGTCAAGGAAGCTGAGATTCTTCAAGGATACCGTTTGATGGGTGGCGCACCCAAGAAGACGGAAAAGAAAGTGACGGTTAAAAAACCTGCCGTCGCAAAAGCGCATAAGGCTGCAACTGATCAGGATCAGTCCGCAGCGTAATGGGAATCGGGGCGGCTCTGCAACCAACTGCCGCCCCGATTTTTTAAATAAAAAATATGAATCATCACTGTCACGCCCGAGGCTGCCCGAAGAAAGTTAAGCCGCACCTTTTCATGTGTTATCGACATTGGATGTTGCTCCCCACTCTAGCCAGGGATGCAGTCTGGAAGAATTACCGCGTCGGCCAGGAGGTTGATAAAAATCCCTCCGAAGAGTACGTGCGCGTGACCAACAAAGCGATTGTATGGCTCTGGAATCACGAACAGGAGCAACGGGCTCACTTGGCAAGATTGCGCGCGATCGAATGAGCCTACGCCCTTACCAGATCGATTCTTTAGACCAGATCAAGGCTGGGTGGCTTCACGGACACAGAAACATGCTTCTCTGGCTCGCGACCGGCGCGGGTAAAACGATCGTGTTCTGTGAAGCGATCAAGCGAACGGTTGCAGCCGGTAAGAAGGTTCTCGTCGTCGTCCGGGGCCGCAAGCTCGTGGATCAGGCCCACCAAAGGCTTTTCCGTGAAGGTGTCGAGCATGGCGTCATTATGGCAGGGCACTACAACCAACGGCTTCACCTCCCTGTGCAAGTTTGCTCAATTGATACGCTTCTCGCGCGAGACCAATTACCCAAAGCAGATCTGATCATCATTGACGAGTGTGATCAGTTCGGGCCGGATACCGAGGCCGCGACCCTGATAGCGAAGTACCCCTTTGCTCGGATCTTGGCAGTCACCGCGACACCTTACGTTAAGGGTGGGCTTCGGCATATTGCCGATGCGATCTGCCATCCCATCACGACCCAGGAGCTTGTCGATCAGGGCTACCTCGTGCCCTTCCGCTACTTCGCACCCTCGGAGCCGGATCTTAAAGGCGTCCAGGTGAGTCGAGGCGATTACAATAATAGGGAGCTGGAGAAGCGCATGGTCGCAAATCAGCTCTCGGGAGACATCGTCAACCATTGGCTTGCACTCGCGAAGGGAGTCCCCACTTTAGGCTTTGCGGTTAACATCCATCACTCTAGACTCTTGGTGGAGAAGTTTGTTGCGGCAGGTGTTGCCGCCGAACATTGCGATGCGGACACGAAGGACAAGGACCGCGAAGCCATTATTAAAAGGTTAGAGAGTGGAAAGACTCAAGTTGTTTTTAATGTCGGAATTTTTTGCAGGGGCGTTGATATTCCTTGTGTGGGGGCTCTTATTGGGGCTCGTCCTACTAAGTCAAGAAACCTGCACATCCAAATCATGGGACGAGGAACGCGACTGCATCCTGGAAAAGAATCGTGCCTCCTCCTCGATCACGCAGGAAATATCCGACGACACGGATTCTATACCATGGAGCCCTCGGTTGATCTGGACGGAACGGTTACCGAAGAAAAAGGCGCGCTCGAAGTAAAGACCTGCAAGAAGTGTTTTTGTTGCTATCGCGGTGTCGCGTGCCCTGAGTGTGGTCAGGCACCTGTCAAGCCCGAGCCAAAGAAGTATATGGAGACCGAGGAGGAGCTGAAAGAAATCATCCTCACCTCGAAAAATCCGGTCGAGCAGTACCTCGAATGGCTCACGAGATCTCGCGCGGAGTCTGGACGGAAACAGGCTTGGATCTATTACAAGCTGTTGGAGCAATTCACCGAGGAGCAATGCAAGCCGCATATCCCTCAATGGTTCTGGAAACTGCGCGGGGGCATGTTACCGGGCGACCTGGGCGGCTTCGCTTCCTCGCCTTATAAGGGGATCGGGCAATGAACAATACCGTCGAGCACCAAAACCTAGTTCATGAAATCATGTTGAAGCTGGGCGCTCTGCCCTACGTCCGGATCTGGAAGCAAGTCAACGGGCTTGCCGTACCGTGGGGCCAGAGTAATACCGTGAACGCTCGGCCTATCCACTTCGGCGGACCTAACGGCTGCGCGGATCTCAGCGGGATTGTGAACTATGCGCAAGCACCTGGGCGACGGCTAGAGATTGAAGTCAAGACCGGTACTGCACGGCAATCCATGGAACAGAAAGATTTTCAAGCAATGATTCAAAAATTTGGCGGAATTTATTTCATTGCGAAAAGCATTGATGAGGCTTGCACGAAGTTGGAATCTGCAATACGGTTTTAAGACCAAGAAATTGGCGCGGGGAGAAGGGTGGCAACCTGGTCGAGTGATGACGACTATCTCCCCGTTTTTAAAATCATCGACTCAACATCAGAGGATCTTATAATGCCTACCCCACAACAACAGCTCGTGATTGATGCCCATGACGGCACCCTTCTCGTCAAGGCTTGCCCAGGCTCAGGGAAGACTTCGACTCTCGTCAATCGCTGCAAAGCATTGCCGGCCAATGAAACCAAGTTAGTCCTCGCTTTCAATAAGAAAGCGGCGGAAGAGTTCGCTTCTCGCCTCGGCGCGGTATCCTGTACGGACGTTCGCACGTTCCACTCCTTTTGCTTCCGCGAAGTCATGGCAAACCCTTCCCTCTTCGGATACCGGGGCAAGCCGACTCTTGTAACCGACTCCCTCTTTCGTGGGCTCTGCAAGGCTAACTCCCTCGATGTCCGGAAGTGGGATGATACCCCCTGGGATGAAGACTTTCTCAACGGCTGCGAGCACTCCATGTATACCGGAGATCTGGAGCTGTTCGTGCGTAATGCAAAGCCAGAGCATGATCGCACTATGCCTTGTTCATTCGGAT